GCACAAGAAATTCATATAACTAACTATTTAGGATCAAAATTATACGATAAAATATCTGCTGATATTGTAGCAAATACTTTAACAGGAAACTATTTGTCTTTAGTTACAGATTTTATTCAACCAATGCTAATTCATCTATCAATGGTGGAGTACCTTCCTTTTGCATCTTATCAAATAAAGAACGGTGGTATTTCAAAACATAGCTCGGAAAATTCAGAAGCAGCAAGTAAAGATGAAGTGGAGTTTTTAGTACAAAAGCAAAGAGATTTTTCAGAATATTATACAAGAAGATTTGTTGATTATATCTGTTTTAATAGCAATTTGTTTCCAGAATATACAAATAATTCTGGATCTGATGTCTACCCAGATAAAGATGTTAATCCTTCAAATTGGGTTTTATAATGAAAGGATATAAACCTAAACAAGTAAACATAAGTCTTTTACAAACTTATTTAAGCAAAGTAAAAACAAAAAAATAAAATGGCAATACAACCAACATTAGCAATGATACCTTCTGGGTATAAAGATGGTAAACTTTATTCAGTATTACCAACAGACGGAGTGGGGGATTTTGACGTTACAAGGGGTTCTGATGCAACACGGATAAATAAAGATGGCTTAATAGAAACAGTAAGTAACAATGTTCCAAGATTAGATTATACTAGAGGTGGTTGTCCGAGTTTATTATTAGAGCCTCAGAGTACTAATTTATACTTATTTTCTGCACCAACTGTAAATGAAGGTCCTGCAGGAGATATTACTTATGAATCTTTTTCTTGGTCAAATGGTTTTACAAATTGTGTTAAATTTGGGGATAATTCTGCTATCAGATATAGATATGGTTCAACTGTAAGTATAAATACGGAATATACTATTTCATTTTTCGTTATAATGGATGATTTAAGTATTCCTATCGCTTCATTGTCATCATCTACAGGTGATTTTGCAATTTCGGTTGGAGGTACTATTTCGGGAGGTGTTATAAATACAAATGTAAATCTTGGGAATAATATATACAGAGTTTCTAAAACGGTAACAACATCAGGTACAGTAAATGCTACTAATAATGGAGCAATAAAATATACAGGACAATCTTCAAAAGGCTTTAGGGTTGTCGGAGCACAATTAGAACAATCCCCTTACGCTTCATCTCTCATACCAACCAACGGAAGCACAGTTACTAGATTAGCTGAAACTGCTACTGGTTCTGGAGATGCTTCTACGTTTAACGATTCAGAAGGTGTTTTGTTTGCGGAGATGGCTGCTTTAGCTAATGATTTAACTTTTAGGTATATCGTTTTAAGCGATGGAACAAATAATAACAGAATTGTATTAAGATATAACAATACTTCTAACCAAATTAGTACATTAATAGTTGTAGGAGGTGCAACTCCTTATATCTTGTCATTTGCAGTTACTGATATAACACAAATTCATAAAATAGCTTTTAAATGGAAAGTTAATAATTTCGCTTTATTTATTGATGGTATTAAGGTTGCTACTTTATTGACTGCAATTACTTTTCCAAGTAACACTTTAAACACCTTTAGTCTTAAATCACCAGTAACTTCTACTGAAAATTTAGAGGCAAAAGTAAAAGACCTAAGAGTTTACAACACCGCATTAACAGATTTAGAAATAGAAACACTAACAAGTTTTACTTCATTTAACGAAATGGCATTAAACTTCAATTATACAATATAATGGCAAACACACTAAAATTTGGTAATGAAAATTGGGCAACCAAAGAAGATTCAATCTTAGCATACAATGATGAGAACGATAACTTTAAGCCTTTGCCTTTTACAACTTCAAGAGCAAGTACTGCTACAAGGGTAAATAAATCAGGTTTAATCGAAACAGTTGCAAGTGGTATTCCAAGAGTTGACTATTTAGGGAATACTAAAGGATTTCATTTATTAGAGCCTCAGAGTACAAATGTTGTGCCTTATAGTCAAGTGACTACTGGATGGACATTAAGTAATGTAACAGAAATTCAGAATGCTTTGATAAGCCCAGATGGAACATTAAATGCTAGTAAATTCACTACGTCTGCTCTAGCAGTTAATATAAAATTTCAAACTGTTACTGTAAATCCAGAAACAACTTATACATATTCTTTTTACTGTAACTATGTTGGTGGAGATGGTTTACAAGGTAGATTTTATGATAACACTAATGGACAAAATATTGAGTTTTACAATTATATGAGTCAAATAGAGCAGGGTAAATGGACTAGAGTTACAAGAACATTTACAACTCCTGTTGGATGTACTAACATTCAAATATGGTATTTAGCACTAAGCTCTACGTTTCCTGTAATCGCCTCTTATTGGGGAGCGCAATTAGAACAAGGTTCTTACGCTTCGTCTTACATACCTAACTTCGGAACTGCTTTAGGAGTCACAAGATTAGCAGATACTGCAAGTCAAACAGTACCAAGTGGTATTATTAATAGTAGTGAAGGGGTTTTATATGCTGAAATAAGTGCTTTAAGTAATGAAGGAGATACGTATAGAACAATTAGTTTAAATGATGGTAGTGGTACAATTACGAATAGGATTCTTATAGGATATACAGATACTAATAATGTTTATGCTCAAGTAAACAATACTGTAATAGGTATTACAGGGGTTAATTCTAATTTAAAAGTCTCCAATAAATTAGCAGTTGTTTATAATGGTAGTGTAGCTAAACTTTTTTTTAATGGTACACAAGTTGGAACTGGAATAACTACTGCACCAACTTTAACTGGATTAGATAATATTACTTCATCAAGTGGTGCAGTAACAAGTGTCTTTGAAGGAAAAATTAAAGATTTAAAAGTTTATAACACCGCATTAACAGATGCAGAATTAGTAACATTAACACGAGTGTAAAAATTACACCTATAATAACAACAAGAGTAAATTAACAAAAATATGAAATTAAATATAGCTAAATACGCTTTCAACAGTAGAGAACAATTCCAAGATAAGTTTGATGCTTTACATACAGTAGATGAAGAAGGAAATTCAATTCCGAACTTTAAATTTGGTGTTGTGCAGTTAGGTAATATCCAACTAGAAGCACCAACTTTTGACGAAGAAGGAGAAGAGTTAACAGAAGCGGTTTTGTCTGAACAATGGCACGTAGATACTGTTTTTTTTGAGCAAGAAGACCATCCTTACGGTTGGAAGTCTTACAATGTAGATTTAGATTCAGAAGGAATGCACGGTTTTTCTGGTTTATCTTATTTAGATAATAAATTCTAATGAAATTAATAGACTTGAAAATATATGGTTTAAATGGTTTGGCAATGGCTTTAAACTTTACTGCTATTGAGTTAGGTTTAAAGATCGTTTTAACTTTAGTTGTTATTGGTTACACGCTCCAAAAGTGGTATTTAATGAATAAAAACAAGTAATGAAACTGACAAAGAACTTTAGTAAGTCAGAGTTTGATTGCAAGTGTGGTTGCGAAATGCCTAATGATGTATTAGATAACATTAAGTTATTAGCAATACAATTACAGACCATTAGAGATTATGTAGGTCAACCAATAAAAATAAATAGTGCATACAGATGCGAATTACATAATAATATGATTGGCAGTAATTCAAAAACAAGTCAACACTTGTTAGGTAAGGCTTCTGATATTACTATAAATACTTTTACACCTAATGAAGTTGCAGATGTTATTGAAAACTTATTAGTAAACGAAATGTTAGGTTCTTTTTATATTGGTGGTTTAGGTAGATACAACACCTTTACGCATGTAGATATTAGAGATTATAAAGCACGTTGGAATAATAGAAAATAAATATGGATATAAATTTAATTTTATTAATGCCTAATGCAATGATGCTAGGGTATCAGCATTATGAACAAGAAGAAAATTTTGATTTTAAAGAAGTTAATTTGTTTTTATTCTTTTTCCAGATACAATTCCGTTGGGGAAAAACCCTGTAAGATATGAGTATATTAACTTTAATAGGTAATTTATTAGGTATTGGAAAAGGGTTTTTAGAGAACAAAGCTAAACTAAAGACTCTAAAGCAAGAACAAGATTTTGCAATTATAGAAGCACAAACAAAAGCAAATGTTGATAGAATCCTTTCTAATACTGATTCAGATAACCAAATTGATTTAAGAACTGCACAAGACAAAAGGCATAGTTTAAAAGATGAAGTAGTAACCTATTTGTTTTTAATTCCTGTTATTATTGCAACCGTTACTCCTTTTATTATAGCTTACAAAGAAAATAATTTTGTCAATTTATCCGAAGATATTAGACTTTCTTACGAGAATTTAAACCAGTTACCAGACTGGTATAAATATGTTTTAGCTGCGATTATTATTGATGTTCTTGGATTTAGAAGTTTTGCAAGAAAGATAGTTGGTAAATATTTAAAATAAATTTTAGGCTTTTTCTCATTATATAGGTATGAAGAAAGAAGAAAGACCAAGATTAAAAGGCAATGTATTAAAGGCTTATAAAAATCTTATCAAGGATGAAGAAAGAATATTAGTAATTGGAGACTTGCACGAACCATTCTGCTTAGAGGGTTATCTAAAACATTGCAAGGAAGTATATTCAAAACACAATTGTAACAAAGTTATCTTTATTGGAGATGTGATTGATAATCACTATTCAAGTTTTCACGAGCCAGACCCAGATGGAATGGGTGGTGGCGATGAATTAGATTTGGCTATTAAGAAACTTAGTAGATGGTATAAAGCATTTCCTAAAGCTGATGTATGTTTGGGAAATCACGATCGTATTATTACAAGAAAATTATTTAGTTCTGGAGTTCCTAAGAGATGGATCAAAGGAATGGCAGAAGTATTAGAAACTCCTAAATGGAATTTTGATACTCGTTTTGTTTATGATGGTGTACAATATATACATGGGGAATCTGGTAGAGCTACTAAGAAAGCAAAAGATGATATGATGTCAACTGTTCAAGGGCATAGACATACCGAAATGTTTACAGAGTTTGTTGTAGGTGCTAACTATAAAGTCTTTGGTTGTGCAGTTGGTTGTGGAATAGATAGTAAATCTTACGCAATGGCATACGGTAAGCACTTCAAGAAACCTGCTATTGGATGTGCAGTTGTGTTTGGTGGTAAATATGCAGTAAACGAACCAATGCACTTATAATATAAAGTCTATTTTATCAGACCAATCTTTAGGGATGTCCATATCGTGAGTATGAATATATCTTTCAAGTGCCTCCCTTGTTTCATGTCCTGTAATTGGTTGCAAGAACTCAATTGCTTCTGAGTAGCTTTTATTCTCAGTTGTTCTAAGATATCTAAAAAGATTTGTTATAAATGAATGTCTAAAACTATAAAGACCATACTTAGAGCCTAAATTAAATTTATCTTTTACAACTTTAAAACGTTTAGAGAACGCATCTCTTTTTGAATTGTCATCAGAAACCCATTCAGAAGGTTCGTTTTTTGGAGTGAATAAAAAATGCTCTTTATTATATAGGTGTAAATTCATAGCTTTTACATCTTCTATAAAGATACTTGGTATTCTTTTTATTTTTAAAGGCTTGTTTTTAGCTTTGAAATACAATAGACTTTCTTCAAGGTTGATATCCTTTACTTTTAAACGGTTCACTTCAACTGGTCTTAGAAAAGAATATGCTACAAATCGAATATATAATAATAGGTAAGGATCATTCGCTCTTAACCAAGCAACAATTTCTTTTAATTCTTTCTTTGTAAAAGTTCTATCTGTTTTAGTTTTGGTCTTTTCGTTGGTAATATCTTTTATAAAATTTCTATCAATTATATCCAGCTGATTCTCCATAATTGAGAAAAGAGCAGATAAAGATGCTTTGGAGTTGTTCCTAGTTCTTGCAGAAGTTTCCTTTAATTTGTGGTTTAAGAATTTTAAAACTGCAGATTTATTTAACTCGTTAATATCTTTAATTGAGTTTTCAGAACCTATAAACTCAATGAATTGATTCTTGGTCGTTCTGTAACTCGAAGACGTTACTTTTGCAACTGTTAATTTTGAATGGTTGTAAGCCAGATCTAATGCATCTTTTATTGAGTGTATTTCTTTAGACTCGTTTAACTCAAAATTATTTTTATTATCTTTTTTATCAAAAGGAGAGTAACCATTAGAAATGGTGTCTTTCATTGATCTCTTAACGGTTTTTAGAAAATCATATCGTAAAGACATGGTACGCAATCTATTTACACCAGCTTTTATATTCGGTCTTCTTTCTAGTAAATCTGTTTTAGGATTCCGAAAATACCAAACAATACACCACGCTTTTTTTAGTGCTTTTCTTTTTTCTGCTTTTGTGAGAATATCCCAATCTTTGACATTAACTCCGCCAGTATAAAGGGAAATGCTATATTTCTTCTTCATTTTATTGGTAGTGGATAAGAACGATGCCAAACCTTTACGTTTAGCGTTACGTTTACTCTTCTTTTTCTTTTTACTCATAGTAAAATATCTTAAGTTTTAGTACTTAAAACACTTACTATGAGTAACTTGGTTAAAATTTTAATTTGTAGCGAGAACGGGATTTGAACCCGTGACCTCAGGGTTATGAATCGTGCGACAAAATATTAAAAATAGTTAAACAAATGATTTGCAAATAGTTAGTGTTTTATTCTTTGTCCCTAAATAGCAAAAACCGTTACGTTTAGCGTTACGGTTATAATTATTTTTTATTACAAATTAGTTGCATTTGTTAATTATTTAACAAACAATTAGTTGCATTATACAATGTAATTTAATATATTTATCACACGTAAATAAGAAAAATGCCTCCTAAGAAAATAGAAC